GTAGGGTAGGACGACCTGATCTGGCTCTGGTCCCGTACCTTGCAAGATATTTCTCGCAAGACGTTGCCATCCGTCGAGGACCGTTTCTTTTTTACTCGCAAGCGAGTGATACGTAAACGCCTCGACGCGTTGGTAACGAGGGTTCCAGCGTAAACGGATGCCATTTTTGAGATTCTCAGAAATGACATCAGAAAAGCTGGAGCACACTTTGCAAGGATAGCTAGCATTAGCAAAACCAGCGGGCACTCGCCCGTGGGATTGTTGCAGCTTTCCAAGAATGTGTGTACCCAATTCATCGTAGCCCTCCCGAATGAAATCATTCGCGTAAGCTACGTATGAACTGTAGAAGGCGCCAGATCGGGATTCGCTGACCCAAGGGGTCGAAATCCTAATCGGAGTGACGTCGATGCCTTTAAAGGCGTCGACCCCACAACTTTCACGGAAATCGCCCCTATAGAAGGATTTGGAAGTGTTAACCAATAGGCCAACACTTGTAAGTCCTTCTACTACCTCATCCACTAACGTCGTGGGAACGATCAAGTCGTCTCCATAAACGAAAACGGATGAGAGCGCATACTCAAGTCCGTGAGTTTTGCTCGCTATGCTAACGCATATCGACCATAACAAAACTGACATGATGGGAAAGCACATAGCTGAACCCATCGGTGCATGTTTTGCCAATGGAAGAATAACTCCATTAGGGAGTTCCGTTGCATAGGATCGGACAGCTTCTACATAAGGGAGGAGATCTTTAGGGATCAACTTCCTCACGAGATCTAAGCTGACACGATCTGAGGCGTCCTTCAGGTCCAACGTAGCAAACGCATGATGAATCGAAGATTCAATTGCGAGTTGCTGATTTGTGGACTGATCGGAGAAATTCACGTACCCCTTAGTCAGCTTGTGGCTTTCTAAATGGGTCATGATTTTCCGAGCTAGTCCCTGTTGTATATACTGGTATTCCAGGGTTTCAACAGAGATTAGTCGCGGCCCTCTCGAGTCTTTGGGCACCAGACAGACCTTCGCTATCCCGAACTGAGTTCGGTTCAAGGAACGGTACCATCTGGCGCGATCCAAAAGCTCACGACCTCTACCGACTACATAGTAGTCATAGTAAGGGTACTTCTGGTGGATGTGATCATAGAGAGTGTCAAACTCCCACTTTTGATCACCTCTTTGACCAGAAGCGACCGCTCCCGGACCATGTCTAGGACGAATATCCTTCGGATCGAATCCGGAGAATAGACGTTCGAGGAGCTTACGGGCCCGAAGTAAATCTTCGGTCTCGGGGACCTCGAAGCTAAGCAAGAAGTTTTCATTGTCCAAGAAACCGTCTATGACGGCTTGTTCTTGGGCCTGAGAATACTCAAGCTTAAGCTTGTAGACGAGATACAGAACCTGCCGGATGTGCTTAACAACCAGCGGGGGAGTATCGTCCAGGAGCCTCCCAGCCTCAGAAAAGACTAAACTGAACATACCCTGCATGAAAGCAGGGATTGTTCGATTCCTTCGAGATCTCTTGATCCCGAGTGGAATTTCGAGGATAGTCGTATCTAACGCTGCGTCGAACGCCTTACCTAGCTTAGGTAAAACTTTCGTACAGAAAGAGATACCTTCCATCGCGACACGGTGACGAATAGTCTCCATGTCCTTAAGGAAGCTCTTCACGAGGAGGGGATGATGCGCAGAGAGGTCTACGAATAGTTTTTCGTAGAGTTCAACCACGTATCCGTGATCCCAGCTCTTAGGGTCTCCCATTCGGGTAGGCCTTCTAGGACTGGCTCCTGGGTTCTCACCTTATCGCTAGCTTTCGCCAGCGAGAATTCGAGGCAGCCGGCTGTCGCCGGTAAGAAGATCGTAGAGCAGGCCCATGGCCCGCGCGACCTCTGCCTCCGTGAATTGGCCCGTACGCGGCACCGTAATGGTGACGTCGATGGACATCACGTTGATCAGACCCGTATTCGTGTCCCGTTCGGACAAGGATAGTTTCTGATTGTGACGGTCGATCGTCACACCGGCCTTCGTGTTGTTCGTGCTGTGACGCACGAGCAACTCTTCAGGTTCGGTGAGCGTAGTGCCTTCACGGTAATACGTCACCTCGTTACCGTTCACCTTCCGTTGATGGAAGTCGTAATCGGTAGCGGAGTGAGTTAACTCGAGCGGTGAGCCCAGTGCCATGTTGAACCTCTATATCAACCGCCGATTTATCGGCGACGAAAGCGAACGTTGCTCCCAAGCCCTTGGGCTAAGAGAGCGACGCTCAGTGATAATTGAAGGGGACTAAGTCCATCTTCATTCAGGACTCCGTTCGGAAGACCGGGCCTGCGGTAGTAGGCCCGTACAAGGGTATGGTCAAAGGTGGCATAGCCACCTTTGTTGTCAGTTGGCGCGACGTATGCCATCATGACTCTGCGGTCCAACGTGTGGTCCGCACCATTAGTCTTGATGGTGCCCTTGAATGGCTGCGAGGTATCTATCGTGTCCTCGAGAAATTCTTGGGCGGTTGTAAACCAATCGATGACGAAACTAAATGGGATGGCTTCCCATATAATTCCGGCAGGATTGTTCAACCCGAGCGCGCTGACCATCCCCTTAAGGAAAGTGTCGGCTCCATCAAGTTCGAGATCATAGTAGACCCGAATGTTAATTCGGCACTTGATTTCCTCGAACAAGATAGTGGGGTTCCCGTGAAGGGTCAATGCGTATCTATCATCGCCGAAAGCGCCTGGAGCGGTAGGAACCGCAGGGCGGACCCATTTACCTTTAAAGGTCTGGGTCGTCTCCCTGCGATTCACTCGCTTCAGGTGCTCGAGTCGGTTAGATACGGTCTTCACGATGGTAAGAAGCTTCTTAATGTCTTGGACCAAAGGCAGAACGCCAAAGTTCCACCACAGCCAGTTGCTTCCCACCTTCTCTAGAAGGTTGCCGTCGAGTTTAGGTATCAATTCCTTGATACCACCCTTCAGCTCCCAAAGGAAGTTTGCGATGGATACTTCCGTACCCATCTGTTCGAAAATATTTCGAACGGCTTCCCTAGAGAAATTCCCAGCGACATCACCAGGTAAAATGCCTGTATTACTACTGAGTGGCCCCGCGTAATCGGCAGCTGTCGATTCCGGAAAGGCCATCCAGCCGTAATGCTGGAATTTTCCTTCGTAGTTAATGGTTTCCTGTAAATCGCCCCAGATCAATGGGGGAAATATAGGGTCATACCTACGATAGGATTCTCTAGCACCGGGCAAGCAAGTTACCTTGACATGGGTAGCTGGATGCCAGGGATACACCCCGGAAGGACGAAACTTCTCACGAATATCGTGATGGTACTCGACCTTAGAGACGACCGGATTCCACTGGTTTTCCGATGAGGGCGCTCCTCCTTCTGGATTTGTTGATCCATAAGAAACTTGCGTCCCAAAGGCTCCTGTAGAGGTCACACGGCAACGTACTCTCTCAACTCCCATATCACCTCCGAAC